TATCCCCGCCTCTTCTAACAGAATGGCGGCTATCCTGAGGATATCCGCGCCGGTTGCCTGCATCGGCCAGTTAGCGAGAGTTCGGATCTGATCAGAGCCGAAGACTTTCATAGTCCACCCGTACGCGGTGCTGATCCTTCCGCCGAGGACGGCGGACCCCTGAACCCGATCCTGCCAGTCCCAGAACCCCCGCCCTTCTTGTTGTTGGTGCTTAGGTTATGGTCGGTTTGAAAATGGTGCATTTTCAGTTTTCTCAATTCCAGAAATTAACAAATTCCCATACTTCCACACGCAACACGAATTTCCCATAATTCCCATAATTCACATAATTCCCCAAAATACAATATTACCGAAACTCTTTATATACTACCTATGATCTTGTATGAATTATGGGGAATTATGGGAACTGGGGGAACTATTGTATTATTGGGAATTATGATAATTAAGATAATTATGATAATTAAGGGAAGTGGTGTACATTTATTACATCCCGTAAAAGCCGTTTAACTAATAAAATATAATGAAATTGTTGGTGCTAAAAGAAGGAGGTGGTTATTCAAGAAGGGTGATGTATTCGATGGGCCGTTTGCTCTCGTCGGTTCTGACCAGATCGATTCTGATAGATCCGCCTTCTTCCAAAGTGGAGAGGTGTTCGTGGAGATCCTTTGACTTTACCCTTGCTCGTTTGATGACATCTGATCGTGTTGCTCTGCCGTTCCGGTCTCTGAGAAACCTGAGTATGGTTTCCTGAACATTCTGGTCTGTTGCATTATTCACCATTTGCAGCGCGGAAGAAGCGACCGGATAGAAATATTCGATCACGTTTGCTAATGCTTCCTCGAAAAATTTATCGGGGATGCTCATCTCAATTTTATAGAGATCCATCTGGACGCCTTCGACATCGAACGCTTCACCACCAGGGTTGAGAAGTGCGTATTTTTCGTGCGCGTCCATTTTGAACTCGTCTGATCCAATATAATACAAGACTGACAATTTAAATATTGTCGGCCCCATCCTTGCCATAATGCTTCCTTTGGCGTCCGTTTCTTCAGCCAATATTTTTATTTCTTCCTTTTCTTCCCATTCGTTATACATTCTGATCGCGCGTTCCGACGGATACATCAGGATGCTGCCGAACAGGTTTATTGTCTGCACTATTTGTAGATACCGGGCCATCAGATCATCAAGGCCAGCTCTAACGTCTATGGTTGCGATGCTTGCACCAAGTCTGCTTTTCTTGTAGTTTGGCGCATAAATGAGGAACCTGTTCAGCAACCCGGACATAACATCGAGCGTTGTTGCAGACATCTGAAAACCCTCGTAGGTCGTTGCCCATGCAAATGTCAGATACGGTGCATCGACCCTAAAATCTGTTTCGCCGTTCTTCCGTTGTGATGTGCGAAGTTTCCTCCGGATGTCCTGTCCGTCATACATCTGACACAAAACGTCTCGGACGTCTGCCAGATATTGTTTCTTGTTGAAGCCTTGGAGCAGCCCTGCACACTCATCGGCAACCATATGCGCCCGTGGTGTCGATGATAACAATTCTATCAATGACTCCATTGTGAACGCATTTGGCAAAAGGTGGTCTGGAAACGCTTTATTGGCGAACGTTTTAATTTTATTGACTGCTGTTGATTTCCGACTGATGCCTGACTTTCCAAGCGCAATACACCATATATTCGGTCTGATATCATCAAATGTCAGTGGTATCAGGATCTTCCGGTTGACTGCAATGCTTAGCAGGCATGTTGCTGCCATATGGTGATATTCCTGATATGCGTCTGTTCTGGTATGCCAATATTTGATATACTGCGAAATGAAATTAGTTTCGTCCAGGTTATAATTAAGAACAGGGATGTGTTTCATTGGTATATCTGGCAGTTCTTCGGGCGTGATCATTTTGATCATGTCGGTGTGCTTGATCTGAGGATCTTTCAGACCGTCTGCTTCCAGTGCAGATAGTACCCGGCTCATGATCGTTTTGTCTGACAGAATACCGGCCCGTGCTTCGTGGCATTGGATGATCCCCTTTGCCACTGCATATGCAATTGCCCCATCACCGCCTGACCCACACCGATGACAACACCAGATGTTTCTTGATAGGTCAACAGTTGTATTTGTGCCACTGGTTGACCCATGAACTGCGTTTGTTCCTCTGAGGCGGCCCGGTTCTCGTTTTGCATTTTTGATGATGTAGTCTTCGGCCCTCAAGTTGTAGGTGTCGGTGATAGATGTTCCGTTTTTGTTTGGCGTCCTGTCAGGGAGCGTCTGTTTCAAAATTTTGTTGCGCGCCCATGCTGGTAATGTTGCTATCTGGTCACCATAGTTTACCCATTCATACGGGAGCATGGTTGCAGCGTGGAGGCTTGGTGGTGCGACTACNTACCCGTTGTTTTTGATGTCGATGCCGTCTGCGAATCGGTTCGTGGTTTCTTCCAGGTTACCGAGATCATATCTGAAATACAGGTGATACCCGCCATCGTTGCGGCCACTATTTACTTTTAATGTCTCTGGCAGTTTCCCATATTCTGATTCGAGCAGTAATAGTTCTTCGATCCCGTTGCTGCGTGGATCGATATCAAGAACAATTATTTTGTTCCGTTCTCCGGTTATGATCCCAATGCTGGCATTGGGCCACATCTTCCACCAGTTGATAATGATCTCTTCGTTGGTGGTCGCTGCTTTGTATCCGGTAGAGGTGCGTGGATGTTTTCCAACGGAACTACATTCTGGGTTTCCACACGAGCAGGTGTTGATATCAACTGGCTCATATATTGGAAATATCGCTATACCAGCCCGTGCATAGTGGAGTGCAGCATCGATATTGGTCATGGCCATTCTCCAAAATAGTCTGATAGTGCCTTGATAGTGGCATACGAAAAGTTGTCTTGCGCGCCTGACCTCAGTTTCCATACCGTGATGTGACTTATTCCAGTTTTTCTGGCAACCTCTGCCATATTCCTGTCTTTTAGTCGTTCACGGATCTCTTCAAGAGATAGCATAGTATCCCTGTTTGTTTCAAGTGTATATAAGGTTACTCATAGAAAACTAAAACAAAAGTTATATATACGATACATGCGTATGATGTTTTAGGAGGTGGATCGCTGCACAAGAACGACCATTTACCACTGAACTGAACCGAACCGAACCGAACCAACACAAAACGGAGCTTGAAAAATGATAATAAAAAAGCATGTAATGAAACCACCACGTATCATCGTGTATGGTGATGCAGGTATCGGCAAAACGACATTTGCCGCTGGTGCGCCTTCGCCCGTATTCATTGGAACCGAAGATGGGCTTGGGAGCCTTGACGCCGACTGTTTCGATGAGATCACCAGCTATGCCTCGGTGATCGAAGCACTGGCGCATCTGGGCCGTGAAGAACACCAATACAAGACGGTCGTAATTGACAGCCTTGACTGGCTGGAGCCGCTTGTCTGGGATGCAACGTGCCAGAGGATGAAAATACCGTCAATAGAGACACCGGGATGGGCAAGGGGGTACATCGAAGCACAAGAGGAATGGAGGACGGTGCTGCAATACCTAACTGCGCTGCGTGACTACCGGGGTATGATGGTTATCATGATCGCTCATGCGACCACAACAAGAATCGAAGATCCACTGCACCCAGCATATGATAAGTATATGCTGAAGCTCAACAAGAGGGCCGCTGCTCTCTGTGGTGAGGGATGCCGATATCATCGGGTTCGCCAGTCTTGAGACGTATACAACCAGCGAGAAGGCGTCCGGGTTCGTTGACAAAGACGAGCGGAGGTCACGTGTATTATCGACCGATAGCCGGGTGATCCGGTTGCAGCCGTCCGGCGCATATGTCGCCAAGAACAGGTATGGAATGCCTGCAAGCTTACCACTTGTATGGTCGGAATTTGAAAAACATCTACCAGGACGTGAATAAATTATGGCAAGCCTAAATTTCAACGCAAACGAAGTGGAGCCAGCAGGCTCCTTTGAACCACTGCCCGCAGGAGAATATCTGGTTATCATCATCAACTCTGATATGATGGACACAAAAGCCGGTGATGGCCAATATCTCAGCCTTGAGATGCAGGTTATCGACGGCGAATATAAGAACAGGAAACTGTTCGACCGCCTTAACCTGAAGAACAAGAACCAGAAGACCGTAGATATCGCAGAGAAGGTTCTGTCTTCCATATGCCGGTCTGTCGGGGTTATGGTCCCCCGTGACTCAGCCGAGCTGCATGACAAGCCACTCAAAATAAAGGTTTCTGTCATGCCATCGAACCGGTTTGAAGGAGATGATGGCAAGCAGAACGTCATCAGGGCATACATGCCGAAGGACGGAAAGCTGAACACTTCGACGACCAAGCAGAGCATCATCCAGCCACCAAGACCGGCTGCTGCAACTGCTAACGCTGCTGATGTGATGTCCGTGTCACCACCGTTCCCATCTGCACCAAACGTACAGCCCGGCACCTTGCCGTGGGCAAAAAAGTAATGGGAGCTGGATGATCTCATTACATCCTATTTTGAGGTGGAAAATGGTTGATATAGCAGACATTACGGCACCCGAAACGGTGCAGCGGATCTACAAGCACTATGAAGACACATGCGAAGACTGGAGACGGCCTCATCTCGGTGCCAGCGTTATCGGGCACCCGTGTTCCCGGTATAAGTGGTTCACATTCCGATGGGCCGCTGCACCGGACTTTGATGGTCGTATGCTTCGGCTTCTCGAAACCGGCCATCGTGAGGAGGCACGTGTCATACAGAACCTTCGTGATATCGGTATTGAGGTCGTTGATCGCATCCCCGGAACCGACGACCAGATCCGGTATGCTTCGTTTTGTGGCCATTACGCAGGCAGTCTTGACGGTGCAGGTCATGGTTTCTCGGAAGCCCCGGTAACGTGGCACGTGCTCGAAATGAAAACGATGTCTCGCAAAGGGTTTGACCGGCTCAAAGTATCGTCGGTCAGATACGAGAAGCCACAGCACTATGCTCAGATGCAGCAGTATATGGCCTGGTCGGGCATGACAAGAGCATACTATTTCGTTGTCTGTAAAGACACCGACGAGATCTATGCAGAACGGGTTCAGGAAGACACTGAGACCCAGGAACGCATCCTGCTTGAAGCAGAAATTATCATATTCCAAACCCGGAAACCACCTGCAATGGAAAACCATTCGTTTTTCTGCAAGTTTTGCCAATTCTACGGTATATGCTGGGACATGCAGCCAATGACAAAGAATTGCAGGACATGCAAAGCATCGCGTCCGGTAGATGCACCGGGTGACGAGGGGGGGAGATGGGACTGCTCGCATTGTGGCCAGCTATCGATCCAGCAGCAGAAACAGGCATGTATCAATTTTAACCAAATTGATATGTGATCGATACAATGACACATACACTCCGACCATACCAGCAGACCGCCATCGATGCACTCTATGATTATTGGAGTGCTAACAAAGGCAGATACCCTCTCATTGTTGCGCCGACCGGCTCAGGGAAGAGCCTGATCATTGCAGAGTTTATCAGGCGCACCTGCACCCATTATCCAGATGTGCGGGTCGTTGTCGTTGTTGATAGTCGTGAGCTGGTACGGCAGAACGAGATCGAGATGCGGCAACAGTGGCCGGGCTGTAATACCGGGATATTCAGCGCGGGCCTGAACCGGAAAGATACGGGGTCACAGATCATCTTTGCCGGTATCCAGTCGGTATATCGTCATGCAGACAAGCTCGGTAAAATTGATATTATCCTGATCGATGAAGCACACATGATCCCCCGGAAGAACCAGACCCGGTATATCGCATTTCTGAAAAAGATGTGTGAAATAAACCCGGATGTTGCTATGATCGGGCTGACTGCAACACCATACCGGCTTGATTCGGGTGTGCTGCATGAAGGCGATGATGCAATATTCGACGGGATCGCATACGATATCCCTGTCCTTGAACTGGTCAATGGTGGATATCTATGCCCGGTCGTATCAACGGCAGGCGAAGACCACATAAACCTATCCGGTGTCAGAACGACCGCAGGCGACTATAACCTGAGAGATCTGGAACGTGCAGCCAATGTAGATCGGCTGAATGATACGGTCGTTGATGAGATCGTGCTGCGAGGTGCCAGCCGAAAAGCATGGCTGGTCTTCGCAACAGGTATCGACCATGCAAAAGAGCTGGTCGGCCGGTTCCTTGACCGTGGTATCCCGTGCGAGCTGGTGGCCGGCGAAACACCCAAAGAAGAGCGGGACGCCATCGTAAAACGGTTTGTATCGGGCCATCTTCGGTGCATGGTCAATGTTGCAGTATTCACAAAGGGATTTAATGCCCCGATATGTGACCTTATCGCGCTGGTATTCTCAACGAAAAGCACCGGAAAATATGTGCAGGTCGTGGGTCGTGGCATGAGGACATATCCGGGCAAGCAAAACTGTATGCTGCTCGACTATGGCCAGAACGTGATCCGGCATGGACCGGTTGATATGGTCGATCCAACACAGTCACAAAACGCCGATGGGAAAGGAAAAGCACCTGTAAAGACATGCCCTGAATGTCATGTCTATTCTCCGATATCGGCACGGTGCTGCTCGGAATGTGGGTATCAATATCCTGAGCCGGAGCCGCTCAAAAATATATCGAATACCGCATTTGGTGGCAGCGTCCTATCAGACCAGGCAGTCTGGGTCGATGTGACAGACGTATCGTATGCAAGACACTGCAAGCCCGGCAAGCCTGATAGCATCAAAGCAACATACCGAACGCTATCACACATGTCATATCACAAATGGATCGCACTGGATCACGGTGGATATGCTACAAGCGTTGCCAGAAAATTTGTGTCACGGCACGGAGGAACGAGTACAACTGTGGAGCATGCGCTTGCAGAATGTATGTATTGGAACAAACCAACAAAGATCCTGGTCAAACCTCAGCGTGACAACCCGAAATTTTATGAAGTGCTGAATTATGAATTTGGAGATGATACCCATGTGACCTTGCCAAAAGCACAGTGTACCGGATGACGACCAGAACAAGGTAGATAACTATGGATATTGAAACACGAACACAACAGACAAAAGCAGAAGTGACCAGGATCGCATCAAATGTCGGTGTGGTATGGGTTGCACTTGCAGTCGTTGCAGTCATTGCATTGGTCGGAGAAGGCGCATCGCTCTATGAAGGGCTGATGCTCATGATGGCGTTGGTCAGTGGCTATGCATTGGTCAACATAATGCTGCTCACCTACTGGTTTGTAGGATGGTGGATGCAGCTGCACGGCACCACGCCTGACGACGAAGACGAAGCCTGAAACGCAAAAAGAATAACATATATACCATACCTGCTTATTATGTAGGTATGGTATAGTAAAACTATACTATGGATGTGAAAAAAATGTGTATGAAGGAAATGTATCGGCGTACAATTGACTGTACGCCTTCGAACGAAGCAGAGCTGCGTGGTTTTGACCTTGCAGAACCGAAAAGCATGATGAAGATGGAAGTCTATTCGCGCCTCCGCGCTGCTGCACGGAGCCTCCAGCTTGCCAATGCAACAGCAGACCAGCACGGCCTGCCGATCAACCTTGATGCGCTTGTCGCAGAGGTAGACCGGATCTCCGAAGAGGTGCGCAAATAATGAAGATCGGTGGTGTGCAGGTACATGGCATCACAACGGTTATCGTCAAAGACGAACTGTCCGGTATAACGAAGAAATGGGTGCGCAAAACGTATTACACTGCAAAAGGAGCTGCGTTCTGGGTGGGTTTTTTGGTGTCACCACAGAACGAAGATCAATGGACGTCGTTCCAGCGTGACGGCAAGATCATCCAATTCATACAGTATGCGTTTTTGAACACCGACAAATATCACACCTGGATACACGGCTCCACGGTCAATATCCGGATTCGGTGATCTCCGATGGACCCGAACATAGACGCCATCCTAACGACCATCGAATATAACTTGGCAAGGCTGAGAATGGCCTTACTGAAACAGTCTTTACCTCCTGAGCAGCAGAGGCTAAACTCTCGCTGGCAGCCGGAAGAGCTGGCAGTCTTGAAAGTACTCGGAAAGCAGGGCCTCACCGAAGGAAAAGCGGTCATCGCGTTCCGTGCCGAGTTCCCAGAAAGCACCCGGACAGATAAAGCCATTTTTGTGGCATATTCCCGGCACCGTAACGCCGCTGCTATACCAGAGGTCGTTGAGCCAGAGGCTATTGAGCCAGAGGCTATTGAGCCAGAGGCTATTGAGCCAGAGGCTATTGAGCCAGAGGCCATTGAGCCAGGGGCTGTTGTACCAGAGGTCGTTGAGCCTGAGGTCGTTGAGCCTGAGGTCGTTGTACCAGAGGCTGTTGAGCCTGAGGTCGTTGTACCAGAGGCTGTTGAGCCCGAGGTCGTTGTACCAGAGGTCGTTGTACCAGAGGTCGTTGAGCCTGAGACTGTTGTACCCAAAAAGAAGTATTCCAAACTCCACAAGATCACACCACCACCCGAAGATGCCGGTGACTGGATGCCTGATGAGATCCGGGCCATTTTGCTGTCATCGTCTGGTGACGACGCATCAAAACGGTATGCAGCCCGATATCCAAAGTCGGAAAGGACAACATCTGACATAATGCAGGTGTGGTATCGGTGCAAAGACGGTATCCGGCTCAATAGTCTTGTGAAAACCCCTATCGGGCTTGGCCGGGTTATCTGGATCGACTATACCCAGATGACCATTCTTGCCTGCGTGAACGGCAGGGACAAGATCTGGATGGACCCGCTGGACGCCGGGTATTATGGAGGGGGTATGAACTATGTCAAAATGTGATGGGTGTACCCATCTTAACGATATGTTTGTCAAACATGGCCAGCTCTGCCTGCCGCCGGGAGAGTTTTGCACGTTTTACAAAAAACCATTGTGCCAAACATCACATGCTGGTGACTACTGCATCAACTATTTGGATATCCCGCGCCATATCCCGGCACCAACGCAAGCGAGGCTCATGTTATGATCGCAAGCCTGGATCTCCTTCAGGCCGGTGCGACCGTTGCAGGTATTGCAGGCGCATTGCTGGTCACATCGACACTGGCAACACGGCGCAAGACTGCCTTTGTTGCCTGGGTAATGGCTAACGCCGCGTGGGTCGTTGTCGGGCTCTATACCGGAAATTCCTATCTCGCGCTACTGTTCGGGGTTTACCTGGTAACGGCTATATACGGACTGAAAAATAATACGGAGGCATATAACAATGGAACCGATGCTACGATGTAGAGTGTGCGGAAAACTGTTCCGGGCACCCCCAAACAAAACGAAAGGGCCGCGTGCTCGCGCAACAAATTATTGCTCGCTCGCCTGCGCTGCCAGCCGGTCAGACCGCCCGTATCTGTATGATCCCGAATGGTACAAGAAACGGTACGATATCGGGATGGGATACGTCCAGATGGCCGACGAGATAGGAGTAACGCCAAATTGCATTCGCCATCGGGCCATGTATTCCGGGGCATATTTGCCGAAAAAGAAGCAGAAGATAATTAGGCGAAAAATACAGCTGCGTGCACCTCCCGAACTGATGCGCCGTTTAGGGTTGCCGGAGGATGAAAAATGAAAATGACCATCGTTGTACCGGGCATCCCGATACCCAAGGGAAGCACGACCAGCTATATGGTCAATAGCAAGATCGTAACCACCAACGCCAACAAGAGGACGAAAGCATGGCAGGACGCCATATCCATACTCGTTAGGTCATCGTGGAAAGGCGAACCATCCAGAGACGCGATCTCTGTCCGGGCATACTTCACGATGCCACGCCCGCAAAACCCGAAGGGCGAATACCACCTGGTGAAGCCTGACCTTGACAAGCTGATCAGGGCCGTGCTCGATGCAATGACGGGTATCGTTTACACAGATGATTCGCAGGTCGTTGTCATAAACTCGTATAAGGTTTATGGCACATCACCGGGCCTCCGGCTCGAAGTGGAAGAGATGGAGCAACCATGAAAACCATATTTTGTAACGACGAAAATGATGAGGTATTGCCGGACGCCTTCTGCGTCCCGGAATACCTGCCGTATGGTACAGAGTGGTATCACTACCGATATAGTCAGGTGATGCAGGACATGATCCTTGAAGCAGCGGTGATCCACAAATGATCAACGGCGTATACGTCGCAATAGGTAAGCGTGACCGTGCCTGGAAGCTCGATAAGAAGCTGTACCCCTATGGCATTGCAGTTGACTACCGGCCAACTCACGCAGCAGGCGAAGAACTTGTATTGCTTGGTGTGCTAACGCCAACAGAACGCACCACATTGACGGACATCGTGCTTGGCATTGTGCATGAGGTTGATCATGGGCTTTAGCACATGTCGTGGTTGTGGAATGTGTTCTCACTCTAAGTATCCACTGGCGACGCTGTATCGTTGCAGGCAAGACGGATCGGTTCGTGGTCTGAAGGTTTGGTTCATTGTGATCAAACCTCGCTCCTGTAACCGTATAGATGGGGCTGGTGCGATTTGGTAAAATTGATCTGTATCCTCTGCAACCATGAGGCATATTCTCGCGGTACGGCGATCACGATGGTGTGTCGGAACTGCCGTGGTAAGATGGTGACAAAAGAGGAGTTCCGGGCAGTCCGGGAAAAAATAGAGATCCCGGACATACTCCCATATCGGTGACGCGATCACCGTTTCTTCTTTTTTTCCGGTATACATCGTGTATGAGCAGGCACGCTGTAACTTGATACGAATACTGGCCTGTGGTCTGGCTTGCATGACGCCTTTCTTTGTGGTGATGGTGCTTTCTTCTTTGCCGGAGCCTTCTTCTTAGCAGGTGCCTTTTTTACAGGCTTTGGCTTTGGTTGTGCTGCATGTCGCTTTCCGTATGCTGTGACGTATGCTGCCTTTGCTGAAGCAGGGTGTGTCTTTGGCGGTGATCTTGTTAAATCATTTATTTTAAACCCCCGCTCTTTGAAGATCTTGCCACGTTTTGATACGGTTTCAATTATACCATTTGGTATGATCTCGATGGTTTTCCCCTCAAGCGATGCAAGGAAATTGTTTGCTTCTCCACTATCGGTTGAAAGTGTTTTGTCTCCCACCCGGATAACGACCCTATCTGGCTGAGCGTATCTACTCATATCTTGTCGGGTTACAGTTACAATTCCAGTTATCGTTTCTGTTGACAACACGCCTTGAAAAGGTGGAAGTGGTATTTTGTCTACAATTGTTTTCATCGTTCTCACCGTCCTTTTTTCTTTGTAGGCATGCACCGTGTATGAGCAGGCACGGTATATCCGGAGACAAATACCGACTTATATCCCATTTTACATGACGTTGCCTTCTTCTTCACTGGTGCCTTTTTTACAGGCTTTGGCTTAGGTCGTGCAGCATGTCTCTTGCTATACGCTGTGACATATGCCGCCTTCGCTGATGCCGGGTGTACCTTTGGCTTTGGCTTTGGTTTCTGTCGTGGTCGTGGTGTTGCCTTCGCCTTCGGTGTTCTGCGTGGCTTCACCACTTTGCCATCAAGCCCGATAACATCTCCATACGTTTGGTGGCAACCCATATCGGCGTATTCCTGGCACGACTCCTGATCTACATCCAGCTCACACCGCTCTTGGAGTGACATGCACTGCATATGCCGGTATTCGGGATCGCGGTCGCGCCATCCCAGCTGGCCCGGCTGTGACCTGATACCAAGTTGTGCCGATATGTTTTCGCGCTGCTCGGCGTAGTTGAGTGTCGGGTCCATGTGTGCTCGGAGATCGAAGAGTTCCGGATCATGGCCATGTTTAGAAAGATGGACTTGCAGCTTTTGGAGCTGCATTCCGATTGGCATTATTTTTGCCATTGTTCATCTCTTCCGCTGTCTCGGACAATATTCTCGCAGCCATGCTCTTGTACGTCGCATGGTCAGACTACTGTCGGTCGTTGCTTTGAGGTTTCTTGGATATCCATCTGGCCGGTCGTACATCGTCAGAATATACCGATCTGGATATCCATCTTTTCCGCGCTCGATGCGTGTTATTCTGGCTTTAGAGCCGGTGTTCTGCCAGGAATATACCCAGTCTCCTACTTTGTATTTTGTTTTCTGTGCCATTGTTACTCACCTTTTTTTACTTTGGTCTTTCTTTTTATTTAATATGCACCGTGTATGAGCAGGCACGGTATAACTTGATACGAATACTGGCCTGTGGTCGGGCTTGCATGACGCTTTTCTTTGTGGTGCTGGTGCTTTCTTCTTTGCCGGAGCCTTTTTCTTCACGGGTGCCTTCTTTACAGGTTTTGGCTTAGGTCGTGCAGCGTGTCTTTTGCCGTATGCCGTAACATACGCTGTCTTCGCTGAAGCGGGGTGTGTCTTCGGCTTTGGCTTTGGCTTTGGTCGTGCTGCGTGTCTCTTGCCATACGCTGTGACATATGCCGCCTTTGCTGAGGCAGGGTGTACCTTCGGTGCAACCGTGCCATACTTTTTTGATAGTATATCAACGATCTGCCGGAACCGGTAGTCGTCGCGGTTGCGTTGCCATGCTCCTACTGACGGAGCCCATTTGAAACCGAGGCTCTTCAGTGTGCTGCGTGTCTCGTCGTCTGGCTTGCCGGAGAAGAAAATTTGTATCCGGTTGTCGGTCGCATTGTCGAGGATCTCCACATCGCCAACAATAATTTTCTGAGATGGCTTTCCTTGTGTCCGTTTCAGGTATTCTATCCTGTCCCGGATGCGTTTCATATTGGAGTTATTGTTTGTCAGAGTATAGTCAGGGATACCAATACGACCAGCAAAATCTGCTATGAACACGGCCCCGGAACTGCCTTCAGATAGACCAAGTTCTTTTAAGTCCTGTAACTTCTGCTCTTTTGTATATCCCTTCCGCTTAGACTTGACAATTTTGTTTATCTCCTTGAATTGCTCTTGCATACTTTGCAGGTGTTCGAGCTTTGCTTCCAGTTTCTGAATGGCGTCTGGGTCATCAGAACTGATTGTCTTATCGGCAGCGGCTATCTCTGCACGCCTTGCATAATAGTCTGCTTTCTTGGATGTTTCAAATCCCTTATCATATTTTGCATGGATGCGGTCTCGGTATCGCCTATCGCCTTTCGCGGAATAATGATCAACTAAAATGGGTTGACCAAATGGTATCACATCTGCCATCTTGCGTGCATCGTTTATCAGGGATTCGGCTTCTTTGCTTTTCTTTTCTGCAAGGGTCTGTAACCGTTCGAGCTTGGCTTCTTTCTTTTCAGCGTATGCCTGTCTTCGCTCTTCTATGCTTATAACGGGATCATCTATCTGTGTCGTTTCGATGAGCGGCGGCAGCCTTTCTCTCCATGTCGGTATATCCTTTGTTTTATATTGGATATACGGGTTGTCTGGTGCCATGTCGTGTTTTTTGGCATATATCGCCTTTGCTTGTGTTAGGGACGTTGCCAGAACTGGATATAGTGTGTTTTCAGCACTGCCTGCATAGATGTAGTATTTTTTTAGTGCCATCTCATCGCCTTATCCATACCATGATGTGTATTTTGGTCTTCCGTCATACAACTGAAGTGAGCCATACTTCATTGAGATATAGTTTTGCTCGAATTGTGAACCTTTTGTAACACGCTTTACTATCGGCGGCCCGATGAACTTACCCTTTGCAGGTGTGGCACCACCACTCATAAAGCCCGTCTCTTTTACCTTACCTGCAATCATGCGGATGGTTACTGTTTTGTCCGTTGCCTTCACAACCTGGTAAAAGTCTACATTTGTTTGGTCATACCCCCACGAATATGATAGAATGTCACCGACCTTCAGGGTATGTCTGAACTCGTCTTTGGTCTGCTGTCGCTGAATTTTGTCTTTGTGGGTTTCTTCCTGATATGAAAAAAAGTCAGATATCTTACGTGCTGTGGCTTGTGGTGTTTTAAACGAGTAATGCCATGCCGGATTGATAGCTTTACCTTTGTATGCCAGAGCAGACTTTTTATCAGGAGACACATGAACTTCGGTTCCGGGCAAAGACGGATGTTTTATGGTGGTATATCCAGAGGGTATCCATCGTGTTTTTTGGTTGTATGCCATTTAAACTCACCTCTTCCTTGTTTTCTTTGCTTTTCGGGTATACGGCTCGATGTATACCGCTTTCTTCCCTGGCATTTTGCGCCAGTATCCTGATACGTGTGTTTTTTTGATACGGGGCATATTTTTTTCTCAACTCCTGTTTTTTCGGGTATAACTACACATTATCTCAATACATAATAAAGATGTTGGTATGGCTCCAAACGCATATCCAACACAAGAAAAGCCACTGTTACCAGAATAAACGCCATTCAAACCCGATATAAATACAGACATTGCTATATCTGTATTTTCTCATTGATGCAATACCTATATATCTCATACCTACGCATTATGTAGGTATGGAAACAGAAGAAGAACATGATCGGGCAGTTCGTGAATTTACTGACTCCCTCGAAATGATGACACCGGATGAGCGTAATAAGCACAAGGATAACATACTGCGGTACATGGCTGTATCGGGTATTTTTATGGTGCGTCTCTGCGATGGCACGGTCTATACGGTGGGAAAAGCATGACGACCGTAGACATGCCTTTTCATCCTCAGATGGCAGATGCTGTCCTGGAAGGACGCAAATGCTGCACGACACGCAGCACAAAGAAAGGCAGTATCGGAGATCTCTTCATGGTCAGAGAATACCTCTATCGCATTGTGGAGATCCGGCTGCATCCGCTTGATTTCATTGCTCGAAACTATTACTCAATGGAGGGGTGCGATGGTCCCCAAGAGTTCCGGGATCTCTGGATGGATCTGCACAAAGGCGCATATGATCCAAAGGATCTGAAATACGTCCATTTCTTCGCAGCCGTACGGCTGCACGATGCCCGGTCATGTGCCTGCATAACATGCACCTGTGATATCGGAGTCAAGGCATGATCCCGTTCAGATGCCACCGATGCGGAGGTATCCAGTTGTATCACGGCAAGAACACCTATCGCACGACATGCAGGTTCTGCTATGCTACAGTATATCTGGCAAAGACTACGATCACGATGGATGAGTATGTTGACCACCTGGATGCAGAGCACGCCAAGACGAGGGCGCGGCTGCTCGGTGTATGACCATGACCTGCACGGGATGTATCTACTACCAGAGAGACGATCTCTATTCTGGCATGTTCCGGATCGATAGTTGCCGGAAGACCGGCGATATTGTCTATTATGAGATGCCGGACGCCGTTGTAGAGATCATGGCACGGTGCGACGACTATTATGACGGTGCACGCTGGCATTTTCCAGAAGGAGCAATAGCATGATGGGGTTATAAAATGACTGTGACAAAAAAAGTGTTGTTAATTGATTTTGATAGCAGGATCCCAAATCTCGCACTGATGAAAATATCTGCATGGTGTAAGGGACGCGGATATGAAGCCGGGTTTGATATTGTGGATCCTGATCATATTGCTTGTTCGGTGATATTTCCAAAGAACAAACCTCAGGCGGCCGGTTTAAAAACCATGTTCCCCGGTATCCCAATAACCTTCGGCGGCACAGGATGGTATATCCATTCAAAGCTCTCAGACAGTATTGAAACCATTAAACCAGACTACGATCTGTATCCTTCTGAATACTCTCAGGGTTTCAGCACGCGGGGATGTATCCGAAACTGTTCTTTCTGTTTTGTTCCTGAAAAAGAGGGTCGGTTGCGGATAGCGCAACACCCTGATAAATTTCACGATGGCCGGTTCAAGGCGTGTATGTTGATGGATAATAACTTTCTGGCAGCACCGGAACATTGGATAAAAACTGTTATAGGATGGTTCCATGATGCGGGGGTGAAGATGGATATGTGCCAAGGGTTTGATGCCCGTCTCTTGACAGAAGAGATTGCTGGATCCTTGAAAGATATCAAACATAAGACCGGGGTTCGGTTTGCATGGGATCATACAAAAGACGAACAGATCATTGTCCGGGCAATTGGGTATCTGAAAGATGCAGGATTCAACCTGAAGCACGACGTATCCTTCTATGTCCTTGCCGGGTATGATACCGGGTTTGATGATGCCTTGTATCGGTGCAACCGGCTTCGTGAAATGGGCGTGAACTCTTTTGTGATGCCGTTTCACAAGAAGGATAAGAACATCAACAAACTGGCAAAATGGGCAAACCGAAGATGGAGTTATTGGGCAGTTCCGTTTTCAGGTTTCCAGAAGGAGCAATAGCATGATCCGTCACCCGTTCTCAGCAACTGATGTTTATATCATCATTGTCTTTTTAGCATGGCTTGTTCTGATAGCTGTCTTGAATGACAGTACGATCGTAGTGGGTGCATTATGCTTCGGGGTTGCTGGATATGCTATGGGTTATAGGCACGGCTTGGAAAAGAGATATTAGTATGTTTCTGGGTAGTATATGGTAGATGTGATGTATCGCGGCGGGATCATGGCTATCGTCTCCTTGCAGGCGATATGCGTTTCTTTGTGGCTGCTTTCCGTTTCTGGCCGATGGCAGCAAATAGCTGTGTACCATCATCAGTAGTTATATCGGGATGCAGCTTGTAACCGGGGTGTTCGCGCTTTATTCGTGCGATCATCCTTGATGCAACGCCCAGCATCCGGTATTGTGGAAGCGTCTCGATATAATTGATATGGATGCCCTTTCTGAAAAGGGCGTATTGTGCAGCACTAACGTTCTTGCCCGTTTTTGTGTCGGTGGCAATAGCAAGTACATCGGTCTGCTGGCTGTGTGATCCCGTGTAGTCAAATGTGTATTTTAAGACCAGCCGGGGTTTGGATGGCATCATTTCATCGGATATTTTTCATACAGTGGAAGATAGTTGCCACGGGTGTTCTGGGTTACCGTGTTTGTCTTTCGGTATACATAGAACCGGCCACCATGCTTTTTCTTTTCCCGTGTTATGGTCTTCCGGATGTCTGATATGGTGTCTGCATCATACATTCGGGTATTTTGGTTCATGTCCGTGAACGAATGTATCATAACATACTTTGGAAGAGGTTTGTGCCATGTTACTGAAGAATATTCTCTGAACGCCGTCTTGCTTCCGGGGTGTGTTACCACCTTCCATCCTTTGGTTAGGGTCCCTTCTTTACTCAGAATTGTTTTTGGCATATGTATCTTCTCAATGTAATAAAAGATAAAGTTATCTCATCATCTCAATGTCATAGATCGCCTTGAATACCGGGTACGCCTGCTGAGGAACTACGGCGTTTCCGAGTGCTCTAAGTCTGTCCACCCTGGAGGGAATCCCATCAGCCACTCGACCCACGTTGCATTCAACTTCCCATTGCACCCGTCCCGAAGCATACGCCCCGGTATGCTGTCCCGTTCCTTTTTGCGAATGTGGAAGGGTGGCGTTCTTCGCATCGTTGGTTGTCGGTGTCGGGAACAGACCCAGACGGATCACATCTGATAGTTTCGCTCCGTGTGTAGGTTCCCCCTTCGTTGCTATTGTCCGGTTCGCACCGCCCGTTGTGTCGTGAACGGTTATCGTTGGCAACAATGAAGATCCGATCTCGTCTGTGCCAGGCGTTGACGGCAACAGCCGGAAATAGGAACGCCCGGCAGGAGTAACCTGCACCTTCCAAGTCAGATAACACCTGGTCGAGTCCCATATTGACGAGTCCAGCAACATTCTCTCCAACAACCCAAGCTGGCCGGAGCTCCTGCACCACTCTGAGCATTTCCGGCCAGAGGTAACGGTCATCATCTTCGCCTTTTCGCTTCCCGGCACAGCTGAAAGGCTGGCAGGGGAATCCACCGGACAATACGGTAGGCTGTGCAATACCGGCTCTCCGGATAGTGTCACCTGTGACATCTCTAATATCCCTCCATCGTGGCACATCTGGCCAATGTTTCTCTAATACTTTTGTTGGATAGTCTGCATACTCTACCTGCCCCACTGAGTGAAACCCTGCCCATTCAGCCGCAAGATCCAGACCGCCTATCCCAGCGAACAAGGAGAAGTGTGTGAGACTCATTTCGCCTCACCACCCTTCGTCATCGAAATCGTCTTCATCGTTTTTACAGTTGATGTGTTCAAGGATCATCGCTCGGAGTGCGTCTCCTTCATTTGCTCCTCGTTCAAGTTCTGCGATCATCTCATCGGTAATGACAATACCGATTGATACTTTTCGGTATGCAGTCATTACACCATTTTCGTCGGGTAACATTACGATTTCCATTTAGTTCAACTCCATTAACCAAGCTCTTCTGATATGATAACCATCTGTTTTTCGAGTCTGTTCATAACTTTTTCTATACACTGTATCGATTCGCGTAGGTTTTCAACATCTGTTTCTGTAAGTGTTAGTGATGGCGGAGATATTTCACGGTCGTCCGGACTCTGATCGCATAGTTCACAAAGGATCGCATTTACTGCCCCAATGTGAGTTACTACCGACGTTGTCGCAATAAGCAACGCTTTCTGAAATTCTCTCGGTTCGTTACGGATATATTCTCTGACGCCGTCATCTGTCCATTGTTCGTTCATTTCGCCTCACCTGTTTTCATATCATGGATCTCATTGATCTCTCCTTGTGTGTATGTTTTACCACAATGGATGCAGGTAAAACAAGACTCCTTTACTCTGAACCGTTCACACCCACATTCGGGACATGTTAAATCAACGAAAGACATGGTGATGTGTGTCAGCCGGTCCCAGCACACTGGGTTTACCTGGTGTCGGCATCGGTATCACCCCCATTCATGTACTTGCTCCTTGCCGCTTTTGCAACGCTTTCCGCACCATGTTGCTCGTAAACAAACCAATACAAGCATCGCAAGTAATGAGAGGAAACCAAGAACGATAACCTTGATAAATCCGAAGGATATACCGGATAAATCAGGTGTTCGTTAAATTGTGTAAATACACTGCATCTTGATGTAACCCCGATACCAGTATCCACCACACCGGCAACGATACCAGGGACACGGCAACCTTCCTCAACATCCGTCTAATCATAGTGTATCACCATCCTCCAAATATCAGGAAGACCAAGCAGAAGCCCGATGGCTATACCTGCTAATCCGGCCATGACCGTTAGGTTCTGAATAAGATTTATAAGAGATTTGTGAGTTTTTTCAAGCTCATAAGCATAAACTTCGCCAGGGTGTTTTGCCGCATCCCGGATCTCTTTCAGGCACGTATCGATCTCCTTTGTCATGTGGAAGATGTGAGCATCCATCCTCACCTCTGCGTTTTTTGTGATCTTATTCAGATTCGCTTCAAAGAAGAGCACCGCTTCCCTTAGACTTTTTAGATGCTCATTCAGCCGCTTTGATGCTTCCTGGTCAGCTTTTATAATGTTATCCGTGACCATATTTGTGAAGTCATCACGTGCCTTGATTTCGTGTCGTAGCAGGTTGATAACCTCTATCAACTTCTGCTGCCGTTCACGGTGCTCTTTTTGCATCTTGTAATAACCGGTTGAACAATATGCTACCTCTTCAAGTTTTGCAACTTCACGGGCAATATACTGCATGGCCGGGTCTGCCTGAGGAAACTCTGGTGTATCGGTCATACTACCACGTCCTTATGAGGTACATTCCATCTTGTCACTTCTTTCTCAACTCGCAGCGGTAGTTTGGAGAATGTTCCATCCGGGTTCACGCACCGATGGAGCATGAGATCCGTGTCGGGTATGGCAACAAGCCGGGTCATATGAGATACCACTCCCATCATCAGGTATTCTACTTCTTCATCACACCCTTCTTCTGCATCAGACCTGTATTTTTCCAGCAGTTCTGTGTAATACGCTGCTGCTTCTCCCTGCGTCTCAAACGTGTTCATACCACGATCAATGATATCAAATACAAACCATTTCATTGTTTTTCTCCACATTCGCTCTCACCCCATCGGGGTTCCATATCTCCACATGATCGCATTTATGAACATGATACCATACATGATCATGATACCACCCAGAACATCAATGCGGAATAGGACATATAATGCAACACACATTAGAGCGATATTTAACGAAAACGGAAGTTCTTGGCTCATTCTGTAACAACCTCCCGAAGCACATCGATTATGATGTCGCGGTAGACACGCACCACATAGGTTTTCCCGATCCGTATGTTGTCCCGGATGTATGGCCGCCGTGTCCGATAATCCCCCATGTCTGTCTGGATATGGTAGTATCCAGTCGGTGGAATCGGGTTGCCCACGCCTAAGACCGTGATCGTTTTATCCTCATCAGGCACAAGCTCATATATCTCATCAAAGATATCGCGCTTTACCGGATATCTCTCTCCATGTGTCCCGGTAACTATCCAGTCGCCGGGATTGGCAACCATGTCACCCTCTAAGGTGTTAATAGTCATTGCCTGGTTGACTTGTACTGCATCAACCACTACGGGTTTCTTTCTGTATTTAGCCATTGTTTTCCCTCCTTTGTTGCTCCACCGACGTCTCGATAAGTGAATTATACAGGAAGTTGTATGTGTCCTCTGGAACCTCAATAATTGATTCTGTCCCGTATGGTCTGACAAAGGTTGCATTGAGATCGGCAGCCTCACCAGAGATGAATACCAAGACAAATTTACGGCTCATTTGTCATCATCCCCCATCGCATCCACAAGATCCTTTATCTCACCCGGACTCGGTATGCCATAGTGGGTTATCGCCATATTGACGCTATCTCCAAGCATATATGCCGCCTGTTCAACGCTCCATCCACGATCCTTACAAAATTTATAACATGTTCCTCTCAGCGCGTGAAAAGGCCGCCGGGGTATCCCTGCATTATCACAGAGGGTTTGTAGTCTCCTGTAAGCCGTGTAGTCGCCATATTTGCTCTTGCCCCATGAGAAGAGATACTTTGTATCTTTTGTCAGGGTGTGCAAATACTTCCGCAGGAGCTGTGCCATATCCTGAGTGAATGGCAATGTCCGGTCACGGTTCTTCTTGTGTTCATGGTATGTTAGGGTCCGGTTATCCAGGTCGATGTTTGCGATCAGGATCTTACTGATATCCACCCGGCGCAAACCAAGGTTCACCGCGATCTGTAACATGACCTCCTCTTCGAGTGTCCCACATGCTTGAAGCAGCCGTTTGTACTCTGTCTTCGAGAGTGCGAACTGCGTATATGAGACAAAGGGTTTTCTGGCTTTGAACGTTTTTGGTTTTTTCGTATCTGTCTCCAATGTGATACCTCCAATATGCGAAAACCATCGCACAACAGATATATTGGTGCAATTGCATATATATTTTTCTCTGGTTTCTGAGTAAGAATGTGCTATATTGTTACCATAGGGCATATCTGACAGAACCACAGCACACCAGGCACAGGCGCAGGACAAAACCGCCGAAGGGTTACGGTCTGGTAGATCCGGGTGCTTTTGTCAGGCATATTCTGTTACAGGTAGATAGATAGATAATTATATATTACTTTTGAGATCCACTACTGTATATCCCAAAGTGGAAGAGGTGAAAGGAACATGGAAAAGGAGACAAAATTAAGAAAGCAGATGAGAGCAGCAAGGACAAAGGGCGAATTAATCAAATTGCTTCAAAGTATGGAAATACCAAAGGACTATTACCACGAACATGACCAGCATGCCCGTCTATTAAAAGACCTGAAATGGGATCTCGCAACGGGGGGCAGGGAAACGCCAATGCGAATTGCACGTGAGCGTGCAATCCACATTGCACTCTTTGCAGGACTGTAATCTAATATTTTTACCGAAGGTGAAAGGAAATGAACACGACAGAACTTGAAGGCATAATCGCAGCGCGGCAAAGAACTTTCGCCGGAAGAGATGAACGCAGCAGGAGCACGGCTGCGATCATACCGGGTGCAGGAGGTCGTGGATGAGAATATCCATGACATTGTATGGGGTGAGCAGGGATGAAATACTATGAGATCACGACGCACTTTGTTATATGTGACCAAGAAGATCCCGTTGAGGTTATCGACAAATGGCTAAAAGAGGCCGTTGAAAATTATGAACACCCATCTTCGCAGTTCAACCGGGTCGCCGAAATTGTGAAGATAAACTATTCAGCTGGTGGGCAGGTGGAGTGAGATGACCGACACCAGAGAGTGCGATCATGATGAGTTTGAACGTGCAAACCGTGACAACCAGAGGATGCACCCCTGCCCCAAATGCTCATCGCCAAAGACGGTGAGAGCAGGCAACCTCATCCGCAAGAGAGGCAAAGTGCCTGCACGCATCTGCACCGAATGCGGGTATAGAGGCCCGGCAGAATGGTTTGCAGGGGTGAAGTCGGAATGAAGATAGAAGCGTTCCGGGAACGAATAAAAAAGGAGATGATGATATGTACGCTCCTCATGAACGAGCTGATGTGGGTGATAGACCAATGACAGAAATAGACCACTACCATGAGACATGCACCAAGTTTGAACCAGATGCGGTCAGAGATCGCGCTGCTCCGGCAGCATGTGCGTGAGTTGCAGGCGTGGAAAGATGGCATGTCTGCCTTCTTATCGGCTCAGATGGGGGCCGAAGACAAAGAGGCATGGGAGATGGCTATCAGGAAGGCGATGGTAGAATGACAGATGTGAATAATATCACTGGCAAAATAGAAAAGGTATATGCTGCATATGCGTATTCTGGATATATATTAACCTGTATTGCGTGTATTGCGATAGGGTATATGATATGCAGCATTGGTATATGGGGAGACATGTTCTTTTCTCCACTTTTCTATATGCCATTTATATTGTGTGCATGTGTGTTCATCGTATCCGGGTTTCTGCTCCACGGTATGACAAGACCAATTGATGAGCTATACAAGGAATTGAAGGAAGCAGGGTGTTTCAATGAATGAACCAATCCCTTCTTTTAGAAAAACCGTATTCATGCTGGCAACAAGCATGGTCGTTATAGCAGCGTTCTTATTTCTGTTAGGAGACGACCTGTTTGTTATGGGGGCCGTGGTATGTCTGACGGCGTTTCTGTTCTACCTGTGCGAGGCAGGATCAACAAACCGCCTCAAGAAATACAATTCAGCAAGCTCGGTTGTATTGGGTGTTGCTACCTTCATGGTGACAAAAGACATATTCCAGCCATACCGGGAAGGAACATGCATCTATTTCGGGCCTGATGATATGCAGTGTTTCACCGAGACCTTTGGTACACCTGATTGGATGTACGTGGCACCTCCAATAGCCGTCTTGGTATCGGTATTGGTATTCTGCATTGCGTATTCTGTCCTTGATCTGATTACAGAGACATGGGGTCGGTTACAATGATGAAACGCACCATGTGCCAGCTATGCAGGCCGTCTTGCCATGCAACCGAAGACAATGGCATAGTTACCGTATCGTCCGGTGAAAGCGAATGCAGGATGCCAGCAGCACGCTTCCACAAAGACCGGTGCAGCTGGGATGCAAGCGGGAAGAGAAAGGCGAGGTGGGTGTGATATATGATCTAACACGCCATTCAACCACCGGCACACCCCTCTATTGTCAATACAAGAGCAATACCCTATACCATACCTATTTTCAAGGCGTCTGAGATACATTTATTATCATCAAAGAATACATTACTCTCTTGGAGGTCACAAAAATGGCAACCAGAGTCAAGTCGCATCTTCGCCGGGTCCCCGGGCGTCGGCAGAAGGTGCGTGTGAAGAGCTACATCCGGAAACGGCCTGCGGTCGTTACTGTCAAGGCCCATACCCGTAAAACGAGACCACTCCAGCGAGTGCGGAGACATACCCGCAGACTGCCGAGGTAACCCTATTATGCAATCACCAAGATCGCGCCAGATGTCTTTCGATCAACGGTCTATCTCCGGCGGGATCTTTGGCAGCAACCCTGCTCCACAGAAGCGGCAGGAAGTCAAGCAGAAACGATACCACCAGTCCGGCCTTCTTGCCGACCTCCCGGAGATCGCAATACCACAGGTTACCGAGTTCAGGCTTGGCGACTTCCGCGATACCCGGCATATCACACCTGAGCAGCAACGCAAGAAGACTAACCGATCTCTATTCTGACTCCGATAGTTGTATTACGGTGTATTGTGGTACTCCGTAATACTTTTATCACATCATAAGTAAAAACAGGCTTGTTTTGACCGTATTTTGGTGTTGATCTCATAAGAGGCTCATATTGCCATTTTGAGCGCACTTTGTATCAATAGGATGAAACAGTAAGGCACTATTGAGATCATCGAAATAATGATGTAATTTAGGTGCGGTTTTCAGCCGTTTTTCATTTTTTGTCGGTTCTGTTGATATGCGTACCAAAATATGTACAAAAGCACCAACCAACAGATAAAAATGGCAACTTTGAAGAAAGTGTTAATGAAAAACATGACGGTGTCGGAACCCATACCACATTTCAGAGAGATATACTTAATATCTTTGTTGGTTATAATGGTATTATGTCAAGTCGCATAAGCGTTCCGGCAAACATCAAGGCAAGCATCAAACTTGTATCAAAAACACTGAACGAAGGGCTATCAGTATATGCCTATCCGGTATCGGTTACAAAGACCAGAGATATACCAAAAGAGATCCACCAATGGCTCGACCAGTTCCTTAAACAACGCCCTGAAACCGAGGTTTTTGGTAGTCTGGCGATGACATCATATGCCCCGCATGGCCGATCACCGGGAGACTTGGATGCAGTAGTTGATAATCCTCAGCATGTTGCCAACATGATAGTGCAGAGGCTCCGGCAGCACGGTTACAAAGCCAAGGCCGATCCACACCCGTGGAAAGGGGGATGGCAGGTAAAGTACCGTGATGCTTCCGGCCAAGATGTTATCATTGCTGACCTTCATGCCAAAGGAGGACACAATGTCCAGTTCACCGAATACGGATTCAGCAAGAAACCAAGCAAGGTACATGGGATGCTTATCCAGGAGGCTGAAGACCAGCTGCTTCGAAAGGCCAACAGTATCCTATCCAAAGAGGGCGTTGGTGCGCACCGCATCGCAAAAGACATGGAAGACTTTGTAGTGATCGCAAATACCATGCTGGATAGCAAAGAACTCCGTGCAGAAGCAAAACTCGAAAAAGTAAAGCAGGCAAAGCGCGAATTGAAAAAGATCATTGAGCACGCCAAGAAAATTAAAGGAACCAATGCAAAAAGAATGAACGCAGATCCTATACCGGATACAATGGAGAAAAAAGTCATTGCCTATGCCAAAAAGAACCCCGATGTAGATGTAAGAGATATCGTAATTATGCCAAATAGAATAACGCATACCATGAGGGTGCCAAAACGCAACCCGCCAGAGACGGCACGACGATATCCGAAAGCAGAAGATAAACTTACTTCAGGCAAGCCAAGAACAATAAAAACACAATTCTTCTCTTGGCAAATTTGAAAAGAGGATGGATAAGGATATCACACCGCTCTTTTTTGTTTAGTATTCTCCGCCGGTTCTGCCCCAGAACCCAAGCAGGTATGTGAGGATGATCACTGCGACTGCGACGATGATGATGATTGGGACGAGGTCGAACCCTGTCTGGATCGCGTCAGTCATTGAAGTAGACGCATTGTAGAACGGAGACGAGCTATCGAGCTGTGCGACGTCCTGCACCTTGTCCATGATCATAAGGCCGACGAACCCGATAACACCGAGCATAACCAGCATCATGACAATGCCGATACTGTCGGACCCGATATCACCTCTGCGGTACGCGGAGAGTTTATCTGCCCACGCCTGGAACTTTTTTGTAATAGATCTCATATACTTATTCACCCCCGGAAAAACAACA